CCATTACAGAGGTATTTACAGGCAACCAAAAGGTAGTCGACCTCTTCAACATCACCATCAACACAATTAAGATTCTATTTAGTGACCTTGCCGAGGTGGTCTTCCCAGCGGTTGCGGAAGCATTGGACAAAATCTTTAGCGACCCAGTACAGGCGATTAAGGACTTTGGTTCCTTGGTGGTTGAATACGGATTGAATCTATTCAAGCAGATGGGCAACGCCATCGGTGCGCTTGGTAGTTCGCTTGTTGCTTTCTTCAAAGGCGACTTTGCAGAAGCGTCTAAGTTGGCTAAGGAAGCATTTAGCGAGGTCGTAGACGGTGTTGTTGGCGTTGAGGAAGGTGGCATCGAAAAGATACAGAAAGCCGCAGAGCGATTGACTAAAAGAGTCAAGGAGGCGGTTAAGGACGGTGAGAAACTAAACGAGTTAGAGAAGGCCGCAGCGAAGGCGGACGTAGAACGCCAGAAGATTCAGTTGAAAGCCCAGACGTTAGCCGAGAAGCAGCGCCAAGCACGAGATGATGAGTTTGCTTCTATTCAAGAGCGTATTGAGGCAAATGAGAAACTCGGCAAGATTTTAGAGCAACAATATCTGGACGAAGCCGCACAGATTGATAAAAAGGTTGCATTCGCACAATCGCAGTACAACATCAACAAGACAACGGAGAACTACATTGCGCTTGAGCAGGCACGTTTAGAATTGATTGACCTCGAAGAGCGTCTGGAAGGCCAGCGTTCAGAGCAGAAGATGAACTACATTTCTTTGCTCCGTGAACAAAACGACATCGAGAAAAGCAACACGGAAGCATACCTAACTCAATTAGAGAATCAGTTAAACGCAGATGCTGAGTTAATCGACTCGGAGCGTATGCGCCTGAACTCACAGCTTGAGAATATCGACATCTTAAAGACGGCACGACTTGCCGCTATCGAGGACGAATTAAACGCAACAAAAGAAGGCACGGCTCGGTATGCGGAGTTGATTAATCAACGCAATGAAATAGAGCAAAATGCGACTATTGAAACTGCCAAGATTAAGAAAGACCTAAACCAAAAGGACATTGAAGACCGTAAGATGGTCAACGATGCGTATATGAATTTAGCGCAGCAGTCGCTATCGGCCTTGGCTTCTCTTTCTGAGTTGTTCGCAGGTGATAACGAAGCACGTCAACGAAAGGCGTTCCAGTTGAACAAGGCCTTGCAGATTGCCGATGCCACGATGGCGACCTACACGGCAGTTGTTGGGGCGTTGGGCGCAAAGGGAGCCGATGGTCTATTGCCATTCCCTGTACGAGTAGCCAATGCAGTTGCTGCTGGAGTTATTGGTGCAGCGAATGTCGCTAAGATTGCAGCCACCAAGTTTGACGGGGCTGAAGGGCCAAGTCCAGATACTTCGTATTCTCCAACCTCCGCAGGAGCATCTACAACGCCTCAATTTAACGTGGTAGGTCGTGGTGGTGTAAATCAGTTGGCCGAGTCCGTAAACGGAATGAACGCAAGACCCGTCCGTGCCTATGTAGTCGCTGGCGAGGTTACAACACAACAGAACTTAAATCGTCGTAGAGCAAGAACCGCAACATTCGGATAATGAAAGTAATTGAACTCGTCCTCGAAGATACCGAAGGACTAAACGGCATTAACGCCATAAGCATCGTAGAACATCCCGCCATCGAGGAGAACTTTATCACGTTGTCAAAAGAACACGAGGTACAGTTCGCCAAGCAGGACGAGGAGAAGCGCATCTTGATGGGTGCAGCCTTGGTTCCTAATAAGACCATCTACCGCAACCAAGGCGGAGAGGAGTTTTACGTCTACTTCTCAAAAGAGACCGTGCGTAAGGCATCTGAGTTATTCCTAATGCGTGGATACCAAGGCAACACAACGCTTGAACACGCAGCCGAACTCAATGGCTTGTCGGTTGTTGAATCGTGGATTATCGAAGACCCAGAGAAAGATAAGACTGCCATTTACGGAATGGAGTTGCCCGAAGGTACTTGGATGGTGTCAATGAAAGTCAACAATGAGGACGTCTGGACAAACTATGTAAAGACTGGCCGTGTAAAGGGCTTTTCAATCGAGGGCTACTTCGTTGACAAGCTGCAAATGGAATCCCACTTGGAGCGCATCGAAGAAGAGGAGGCTGAGTTCCTACTTTCCAATATTATTGCCAAGATTAAAAAGGATGGCCGCCTAAAGAGCAAGAAGCGAGTCGAAATGGAGTCGTATACAGACTACCCAGAGGCCGTTCGCAACAATGCTAAGCGTGGTATCGAACTCAACGAGAAAGGCGGTAACAAGTGCGCTACGCAAGTGGGCAAGATACGAGCACAACAACTGGCAGACGGGAAGCCCGTAAGCGTGGAGACAATTAGCCGTATGTACTCGTACCTATCAAGAGCTGAGGCATACTATGACGAATCCGATACGGAAGCCTGCGGTACTATTTCCTTTTTGCTATGGGGCGGACTTGCCGCCAAGCGTTGGTCAGAATCTAAATTAAAAGAACTCGGTAAACTATGAAAGAGACCCCAAGTCGCACATCACCCAAGAACGGCAAGCGTGGTTGCCTGTGCAAAAACAACACCTACTCCTCTAAGTGCTGCGATGGTTCGCTCAGAGCGCAGGGAGTAGGCCCTGTTAATAAAGCCCCGAATTTGTAACAAAGTAAACCCAATCAAATTAGTTGAAATATGAAAGCGAGCGAAATTTTCACCAAATTCTTTGCTGAGTTATCAGCAGTAGAAGCAGAGGTTAAGTTGGCGCAGGCCAAACTTGACAACGGAACTGTCCTCGAAGCCGAAGCATTTGAAGCAGGCCAACCCATCTTTATCGTTAGCGAAGAAGACCGTATTGCTGTTCCAGTAGGAGAATACCTGATGGAAGACGGACGTGTTTTGGTCGTTACCGAAGAAGGCGTGATTGGCGAAATCAAAGAAACAGCCGCCGAAGAGGAAACACCAGAGGTAGAAGTAGAGGTTGAGGCCGCTGCTGAGCCATCTGTTGAAGACAAGATTAAGGAGCTTGTAATGCCCCTTATCGAAGAAATGAAGGCGGAGTTGTCCGCAATGAAGGAAGAGATGGGAGCCTACAAGAAGAAGCAAGAAATGTCTTCTGACGTACCTGCCGCATCCGCCATCAAACACAATCCAGAAGGTTCAGTTAAAGAGGTAGTAAGCCTGTCGCAAAACTCGCCCGAGTCTGCCCTTGACCGTGTCCTTGCCCGTTTAAACAAATAAAACCCAAACATAACAAATGCCCACAACTACTTCAATCACCACGACGTATGCTGGCGAATTCGCTGGTAAATACGTTGCCGCCGCTCTGTTGAGCGCACCTACCTTGGACAAAGGCCTCATCGAGGTTTTGCCCAACGTACTTTACAAATCCGTTATCCAGAAGGTTAACACGGACGACATCTTGAAGGACGCTACTTGCGACTTTGACCCTACGTCTACCGTTACCTTGACCGAGCGTATCTTGACCTTGGAAGAGTTCCAAGTTAACTTGCAAATGTGTAAGAAGGACTTCGAGCAAACTTGGCAAGCCGTTGAGATGGGATATTCCGCTTTCAAGAATGTACCTGCCTCTTTCACTGACTTCTTGATTGCCTACGCCGCCGAGCGTGTTTCTGCCCGCATCGAGCAGAACATCTGGGCTGGTGTTAACGCATCTTCTGGCCAGTTCGCAGGTTTCCAAACCTTGTTCGCTGCTGATGGAGACGTTGTAGACGTAACCGGTACTACCGTTACCGCTTCTAACGTAATTGCTGAAATGGGCAAGGTAGTTGACGCTATCCCTGCTGCCCTGTACGGCAAGCCTGACGTTTACTTGTATGTATCTCAGAACGTAGCCAAGGCTTACGTCCGTGCATTGGGCGGATTCGGAGCTTCTGGTCTGGGTGCAAATGGTGTGAACAACCAAGGTACTATGTGGTATGGTTCTGAGCCTTTGTTCTTCGACGGAATTCCCGTTGTATTGGCCGAAGGTCTTTCTGCTAACCGTATGGTTGCAGCTCAGAAGAGCAACTTGTTCTTCGGAACTGGCTTGTTGAGCGACAAGAACGAAGTTCGCCTGATTGATATGGCCGACATCGATGGTTCTCAGAACTTCCGCTTGGTAATGCGTATGAGCGCAGGTATCCAGTACGGTATCGGTTCCGACATCGTTTTCTACGCTTAATTTTAAATCAAATCCTTGAAGGGGGTGGTGGTGTAATAACGCCCCACCCCTTTCTTTTTTAACTTACTAAATACAAACAAAATGGCTTGTGCACTTTCCCTTGGCCGTATCGAACCC